CATATCTTATTTCCTAATCTCTGTTTACATACCTATGGACTAGATAGGGATTAATTTATAATATTCTCATAGCCGTTTAAGGGGTTCAAGGCTTGATGTTTACTTAGGGCAAAGCCAGACATCACCATTAGCTTCCTACCTTGAACACCCAAAACGAATATGCGATTGTGAAGGAACTACTTAACTATACTCTTAACCATAAATGCTTGTCAAGTGGATAACTATTTCTTAACATTTACAACACGACTTATAACCTTAGCACAAGTCTCAAGTGTCCACCCAACCTCGCTGTAGTTCTTCTCACAATAATCCATCGTGTCGTTAATCTGCTTTGATGTGTAGCCCTCAAGTTGTTTCGCTGGGCGGAGGTTGCGACTACGTTCCGCCTTGAACTGAACTTCGTTATCAAAAGTAAAGTGCTTATACTTCCAGTAGTTGTGTATAATCAAGTCAGGTTTCCACTTCGAGTTCCCTAGTTTAACTAATTCTTCTGAAAAGGAGAAAGTTTGAGCTTGGCTCAATGGTTTATTATTTAGTGTATTGATATTAGTATTATGATTGGTGTCCTGTGGGACTTGTGCTGTTTCTTTTAAGACACGTGCTGTTTCCATTTGGACTTTATCTTTAATTGGATTAGAAAAGTAAAGTTCTCTCATTTTAGGGGTAGCTTTAGCATAAAGTTTCCTCTCTTTTTTATCATTTTTAGTATCGATAAACCCCATCTTTTTTATCTTATTAAGTAATTTACTAGCACCCGAATTAGTTTTAATCCTAAGTAGTGGCATTTCTTCTATAAGGTGGGGTAGGGAAATCCAAGTCCACCCATCACTTCTTTTTTTAGCTATCTTCTCACTACTACTACCAAACATAGTATATAACCAGTCAATAACCGCACCCTCTTGAATAGAGATTTCTTCATTTTCAGATAATTTATATTGATTTATATAGATGTTAAATTTCATTATTTTAAATATTCATCACAATAAAACCCGAACTTAATAGCTGTATAGTCTTCGTCAACTTCTTTTTCGATAAACAAACCCCCAGTGGATGAAGAACTTATGTCTTTTGTAAAACCTTTAGCAAGTGATTGTAGACATTTTTCTATTCTACGAACTGTTGGTATTCCATCGTGCCATTTCCAATCTAATAACTCATAAACAGGTTGTATTTTAACTGCAAACTTGTGTATTTCCCCTAATTGTTTTTTATTTAATTTCATTTTATTATTAGTTTAATTTTTAAATTCGACCACTACAAATGTTCCTTTTTTATATTTCATAATATAAACCCATATAAGTATTAAATCCTTGACTTCTATACTTATCTTTTAATAGCTCTAATTTAATTTCTAAATCTTTGTAATCATTTCCTTCATATTTATTTCTTTCAATTAAGTTCTCTAAAGATTTAATTTCCAAATATGAATTTAATTGTAGTTGTGATTGAAACTTACTCATAGCGAAGTGGTAAGGATTTGAACCTCAACTAAAAGTTTTGGAAACTTTTGTGCTACCTTTACACTACCACCCCATCATCCTATCTACTCGTTCTATATCCACAAAATTATATTCAGTGATTTAGCGACAAGATAAGATGATTTTTTGTATGCCCATTTTTATATTCCCAGTGAATCCTGCTAAACGCAGTGTTTTGGCTTACACCTAATCTTAGCATACTGTAAGATGGTGTCAAGTGGATAAGTTTATTTACTTGCTTTTTCTTCTGCTTGTTTTGCTGTTGCAACTTCCACTAAGTAAGCATTGTTGTCGGCAATTAATTTCTGCATAACTAATTGCTCTGCTTCATCTGTGTAATCACCACAACTATCTTTCAAACCATACTTCCTCAATAGTTTTTCATCTGCTGACAAAAGACTATTCTTCACAAACGTTGATAAATTTGACATTATTTTTCCAACTTTATTTCCTGAGCTGTTGGTTGGCTCGTTAATTTTACTAAATTGACTTGCGTATGTTCCATGAACACTAACACCTAAACCATCTGCACTAACCACATCTACAAAATTTCCATAGCTTTTGTTTTTCAATTTTACTACTTTGTATAGTCTTCCAACAACTAATGGACTTCTCTGTCTACCTGTAGCATAGTCTACCCTATCTGCTTCACAACTTACATCCAATGCTATACATTTTACAATATCACCTGTTTGATAATCAAGATTTATTTCCTCTTTTTTCACTTCACACGATTCACATGGTTCTTCACATTCTGATACTAATTCTAAACTCTGGAAATCAATTCCTATTTCTTCATGACTATCAATCTTGACACTACAATCTAAACCACGAGAACAATTACCAAATGCAGTGATTATTCCATACATCCCTGTAAAATCTCTAGAATAATTATAATCTCCCATCGGCATTTTATAAATTCTCACCCTATCCCCAACCTTGAACTTCTGAATGTTTTGAGGTGCGGGTTCTACGAGTTCCCAATCTTCATAATTATAATTACAACAAAACTCATTATTGTTTAGATGTTTACTTTCCATGTCCTGTGCTGTCAGGATAAATTCCATACCGATAGACCTTTCAGCACTATAATATCTTACATTTGAAGTATCTTTAACCCTTATCTTATCTCCCACTTTAAATTTAAACATTTATTTATTTTTTTTAACTTCTAATATCGACCTATTTATATCTAACCTAATACTATTCTATTACCCCTATTGTGTCAAGGGGATAACTAAACTAGAAAGGCGTTATAACAACCTCATTCTCTAACCCTTCGTTTACCACCATATCATCTACTATCCCTTCTTCTCCTTCAAAGATAACAGATTTATTCTCATCAAAACGTTGGAGTTGTTCAATTAATTCTTTTACTTTCATAATCGTTTCACTCATACCTAAGATTACTTAGGTAATATTTTATGTTTTAATAATTCGACCCGCTTCTTTTTAGAAGCATTAGTTCTCCTTGCGTATTCCTTTTTCTGTTCAGGTAATAGGGAAGCATATTTTTCTTTCTTATACAATCTATTCCTTCTGTAATAATTGACAGCAAGCCAATCAAAGTGTTCATCTCTACAATCCTGTGAACAGAAAACTCGTTTGTCATCTTCATATCCATATATTAATGAATAGCACCATTTACATTGTTTAACTTTCTGTGTTCCAAATGGACTAAATATACCTGTAATTGAATCTATTTGCATAATTATTTCGATAAATATATCTTCTTAATCTTTCTTTTAAATACGACCACAAAATACAATCCAATATTATCTACTAACACATCATCAATCGTTCTACCACCTCTCATATCGAGCCATCTTGCTTGTCTATAGGATAAGTTAATCATCGTCTTCTGGGTTAATTTCTAAATCATCATCATCTATGTCATCATCAACTTCTTCGACCCAATCTCCGCTTTCACAAAAATCACATTTACATTGGTCTGACATATTTTATAACAATGTCAAAGACATCATTTGTTAAGTCTATTAAGCGACCATTTTGTTGTAATACAGTTTCATTAGGTAATGGATTATCATGAGAAAATAGTAGCTTATATATCTCACCTTTAAGTTTTATTTCTTTTTCTTCTTTCATGATTTTTTGTTAAGCATTATTTTAATTGTTTTACGTTGACTAGGTGTAAGACAACTATACACTTCTAATAAATGATTCGTAATACGTTTCTGCTCTCTTGTTGCTATTAGTTTTGAGAGGCGTTGAGAGTTCATAATTTACAATTCATCTTCATGTTCTATAATTTCAAATACTACGTCCACATCTCCATTTCTAAAGATAGTTTGATTATTTAATATATCGGTATCACAATAATCAAAACCTCTTGACTTTAAAAATTGTACTAATTCTTTTTCTATATCCATATAATTAATTTTATTTTTATAATATGAGATGACTAATCTCATAAGCTAACTCTATTCTTTTTTAAAACGGGAGTCAAATGTTTTCCCCATCTTTGTGTGGATAACTTTTACTTTCCTTTCTATCCTTATATCATAAGGGTTATTTACTATTTACAATTATCTATCTTTGTGTTGGAATGTTTTTGCCCTATCTTTGTAGGATTTAGTTTCTGTTATGACTATCTATCTTTAGTATTTTTATTATTTGACATTTATATCATCTGTGGTATAATATCGGATAACAAAAAAACACGAAATGCTGTTTTTTTCGTGTTTCTTAGCTTATTAAGAGCGTTTAGCTCTGCTTTTTAACTTAGATTATGTGCTTTCAATACCTCTTTTAACTTAGTTTCAAACAGTTCTCCGTCAATTCTTCTGCTTTTATCGTCGCTTATGGAATTAAGATGCTTTCCCGTTGTTGTTGACCAGTCATTTTTTCTGATAGTCAAGCCGTTTTCATCTCTATATGCAATAACTGTTTCATAACTAAAGTATAAATCAAGATTATCAAAAGACATTTTTATACTATTATTCCCATAATTTCCACTAGAATATGGATAATAACTTGATATTGTTGGTAGTTTCATAGGATTATAAAATTATATCTTTTTCAGATAGTAAGTAAGACGACCCCATGCTGTTGCTTCGCAACATCAACATCAATGAAGGTTTCCACCCTGTCGTCATTGATACTGTGCCTGTTTTTGTTTCATATACCTTGCCATTATTATCACAAAAACCAACTTTTATGCGTATATCTTTCCCATAATAACAAGTAAATTTTTGTGCTATGTTGCTATAATCTCGCATTACATTCATCCCCTTGCATTTTACTAACTTTCCATTTTCATAACTACCGCAACACTTGCACGGTTCTGTATATTGTCTTATACACTTTTCAGGCTTTGTGTGCCATCCTTTTTGATAACAAACATTACAAATAGAAGTATAATAATTATAATCTCCATGTTTCGCTTCTTTATTCATTTTTTAATGAACCAACCAACAGCAAGCTGGTTAGAGTAGTTATGTTATATAATATTATAATCTACTCCATAAGCCCGCTATCAAAGCGAGCCTAGCAATAGACTAAGAGAGTAAAGTTACAAGGCTATTACAAAACAAAACAAAAGCTATTCCAAACGGTATAACAATAAACACAATACACGCATTAAACCCTCTCCAATAACTTGCAATCTCTTTTTCTCTTATTTCTTTACTTGTTATCATATATTTATTTTTAATCTTTTAATGTATAAAAAATTGACGAAATCTTTTATAATTAAAGTATAGTAAATTATGCAATAGAGTCAATAGACACAAGGATTATTTTATGTTATAATGTATATCTCATATATGATATAATTATATAAAATATTGTGCGACACTAGAATTTGTCAAGAGCAATAATATGTGATAAACAAAGGGTTATTTACCACTTCTTACGTTAAAAGTCAACTGAAATGATATTGTGCGACATGAACTGTTAAAACATTATGACACAATATCAGACCACAAGTCAATAGCATTACACCACGCACTTGACATAACCCGTATTCTGTGTTCTTGACACATACAGTTGTATATGGTGCTATAAAGAGGGATTGACAATCATCACACAGTGTGTGCTTTGTCAAGGGGGGAGGGTCTTGACAAATCATTGACACATTTATAAATCTATTGCATAATACATGGCACTTGACAAGTGGTAATGTTTGTGGTGTGGTGACGGGTGGGGGGTTTGAAGAGGTTGTGGGACGGTGGAACAGGTCAAAAAATGGCAGAGCAAAATCCAGGAAAGTTTTTTCTAAAGAGAGTTATTTGTCAAGAGTGTTTCAGATATTGGACAGTTTTGTCAAATTAGTGAAACAACTATTTAAAAAACCGCTATTTAAGCAGTTTAAAGTGTTCTATCTCTTAGAGTAGTATAAGTCTTATAACCCCTATCCTTGGCTTCCGCCGCCTTAGAACTTTCTTTTCTTAGAAGAAAGGAATAAAGAAAAAAGGAAAAAAGAAAAAGAAAAGAAGAAGTCCCTGAGAAGATTAAAGTGCATCTATGATATTTCAATAGATAAACGGTACTCAAGTTAGAGCCATTCATTTTGTTTACAAACCAATATTTTAGATATATTCATGACGGAGGAGAATTAATCTAGTGCCTGACCGCAAAAAATATTATTTTCCCCTCTCACAAATATACCTTTGTAGTTCTATTATAGCATACTTTAAATCAAAAGTCAAGTTTTTTATCCTTATTTTTTGAAAAGATAATTATTAGTAGTTTAAGTGCTTGACATTTAAAACAATATGTGCTATAATAGCATAATGAAAAAAGAAACTAAGAAGGTGAGTCTTCCGTTCTCTCTAACGGAATTTACTAAAGGTAAGGTTAAACGTCTTACGCTTCATATTGAAGACCTTAAGGCGAAACAAACAGACGAGTCGAAGGGTAAAGTAACTGTAGCTATTATCTCAGGTACTTTATATATTTATAAAGATAAGGAACTTGTAAAAGAGGGAGAAGATAACTTCTATACTGTCAACTTTATGCTTCCACTTGAATACAATAAGGAGTTTAAGAGACACATTCTTTCTATTATTAAAAGTGCATTAGAACAAGACCGCTTAAGAGTTAAATAATATGGATAACAACCCAGAAGAAAAAAAAGAACCTGAATTAGAGGTTAATGATGATGGTTTTTATATTGAAAAAGGTCTAATACCACCTCGTTTAAGAGCCTTAAATGGATGTAAGGGAGACTACGAAAGACAGCAAAAAGCATGGGAATTTTATGTTAAATCATGGAAAGATGGTAAACCTAATGTACTCCAAGCTGGTTTAGCTGCTGGTTATTCACGTGCTACTGCCGCCCAATTAAATAATTTCAAATGGTTCAAAGATAAGAAAGATAAACTAAGACGTTCTGTGATGATGACAAAAGCAGAACGTAATTTGAGCAACATTCTTAACCTTGACTATTCACAGATTAAGATACTTCCTGACGGAACTGAAAAGAAAGGAATTAATGCAGACGTTCTACGTGTTGTAGCAGACATATCAAAGACAATCGTTACCACTCTAGGTAAAGATGTGGGGTATTCTACAAAGACAGAAGTAGGTGGTAAAATGGAATCAGAGATTAAGATTAATTCTATCTCTTACGCAGACCCCGTTCAAATAGAAAACACAGTTGTTGATGAGGGTGTTAAACAATTAGAGAAAGTTGAAGAAAAGATTATTGAAAATATAATTGAAAATAAATAATGAGTGAAATTACATTACCTTATTCCTTTAAAGCGAGAGACTATCAAGTACCAGTTCTTCGTGCATGGGATTCAGGAAAAAAAAGAATATTCTGGGTAGCACATAGACGTTCTGGAAAAGATAAAACAATATTTGCCAATCTTCCTAAACGTATGATGGAACGTGTAGGTACTTACTACTACTTTCTCCCTACGTACTCCCAGGCGAAAAAGGTTATCTGGGCGGGGGCAGACAAGGATGGTTTCCGTTTTCTTGACCACTTCCCAAAAGAAATTGTAAAAGAAATTAATCAGTCTGATATGAAGATTGAACTTGTTAATGGTTCTATTTTACAGATGGTTGGTGCGGATAACATTGACCGTATTGTTGGAACAAACCCTATTGGGGTTGTCTTCTCTGAGTACTCTCTTATGAAACCTGATGTGTGGAACTTCATTTCCCCTATTCTTTTAGAGAACGGAGGTTGGGCGATATTTATTATGACCCCCCGTGGAACAAACCACGCTTTCGATTTGATGCAAAAGATAAAACATGACCCATCTTGGTTCTTACAGGTCTTGACAGTTGATGACACTAAAGCACTTTCCAAAGAACAACTTGACCAAGCACAGAAAGAAATGCCCCAAGACCTTTTTAAACAGGAATTTTACTGCACCTTCCTTGACAATGGACTTGGTTTCTTCCGTAGAGTTGACGAAAATACCTATAAAACAGAGGAATATCAGCCCAAAGAACTCGCTTTCTACCAAATTGGGGTGGATTTGGCTAAATATAACGACTTTACGGTCATTTCTCCCTTTAATTTACAGGATTTTCACCTTTTAAAGCAAGATGCCTTCAATCAGATGGATTATAACCTTCAAAAAGCAAGGATAGAAAACGCATACCTCAAACACAATAAGGGAAGGATAGTAATTGACTCAACTGGTGTCGGAGAGCCAGTGTTCGATGATTTGAACGCACGTGGTATGAATATTATGCCGTTCCGTTTTAACAGAACGTCTCGTACAGACCTATTGAAGAACCTTCAGATACTTTTAGAGCAAGATAAAATAAAGATACCTAATGATGAAGTTCTGATTGACGAATTAAAGTCAATGACATACGAATTAAACGAGAATGGAGGCACTAAAATCTGTGTTCCTGATGGGAAACATGATGATAGAATTATGTCTTTAGCACTTGCAGTATGGGAAATTCCACAAAATCCAATCCACGTAAATGCCTATACAAATTCATATCAAACTAAGGGTGTTGACTCATATTATCCTGAATTTGGAACAGGATTTTAATAAATACTTGACAAATAAAACAAAGTGTGCTATAATACGCACATTAATAAGTTTTCTAACGTTGTCTCGATTAAATAAGAAAGAGCAACACAAAATAAGTATATGGTAATAGATAATTACAGTTCAAATAGTGCAAACCCAGACTGGAACTATAAAAATGTTTCAGCTTCTGGTGCAATTAAAAGTACAACGGGTCAATTAAAAGGGGTCGTTGTAAATTCTCATACCTCAGGTACAATTCGTATTAATGATGGTATTTCAGGAACTACAGCGGGTACAAAAGCATCAGTAAAATTAACAATGACAGATGCTATTGTTCCAGCAGTTCATGGTGTTTCACGATTAACATCTTCTGGTGCTATGGTTCAAGCAGTTCATGGTTCTTCAACTCTTACTCCTAATGCAATCGCAACAGGTAACTATGTAAAAATTGGAGACAATATTTATGTAGCACGAAATGCTGCATATATTACCGCAAATGGTTTAGCACCTTACGAAGTTTCTATGGGTGCAGGTGCTGGAACAGATGCAGAATTTCTTGATAACTTAAAATTAGCAATCAACGCAGGTGCAGGTGCAGGAACAAAATATGGAGAATTTACAGCAGCTCATCCAGATGTAATCGCTACCACAAACTCAGATACAACACAATTAATCCAAACAAGATGGGTAGGAAATACAGCAGAAACTGCTAGACTTAATGCAATTACGACTACAGGTACAGCAACTCGTACAGCATGGACAGCAGGAACTATTGGAGAAGCAACAGCAGCAGTAGCAACTAATGCCGCTACAGTAACTATCGGAACTACTGTCTATACAGTGGTATCAGCTCTATCTGAAACATCAGGAGCTACCGCAGTTCCTTACCAAGTCTTAAAAGGAGCAGCAGAAGCAAATATGCTTGACAATCTAAAATCTGCTATTAATGGTTCAGCAGGAGTAGGCACAACATTTTCAACTGGAACAGTTAAACATCCTGATGTAGTAGCAACCACCAACTCAAACACTATCCAAGAAATACAAACACGATGGGTTGGAGGTGATACAGAAACAGCAAGACTTAACGCAATCGCAACTACCACCACTATGGCAAATACTGCCTGGGAGGGTGGAACACTTGGAGTTGGAACAGGTAACTCGGTAACAGCAGTTACAACATCAGCATCAACAGTAACCATTGGTTCAAATATTTATACTTTCGTATCAGCTCTTTCTGAAACATCTGGTGCAACACCAGTTGTAAACCAAGTATTATTTGGAGCAGATACCGCAGCAGCACTTGCAAACTTCAAACTAGCAATCAACGCAGGGGCAACCGAAGGAACGAACTACTCAACTGGAACAATAGTGCAAACACAAGTTTCGGCTGGTACAATTTCTGCAACAGAATTAACATTTGATGCTCTAGTAGTAGGAACATCTTATAACTCAATAGGAGCAACTACCACACTTACAAATGGAACTTTTGACACAGCAACATTAGTTGGAGGTGTTGATTTATCACCATTAATGTATAACACAATTACTTTACCAGCCACAGCAGGACTTACTACTTTTGATAGATTTATTAATTTACCAGGAACATTCAACACAGGTTGTTACTTTACACTTGGAGGAACAGCAGACTTAACATTCATATATCGCTAGTTAAAAAATTATGGAGAAAAATTATCAAATACTCGCTGACCACGTAAAAGACAAAGAGGAATCTTCTAAATTTAAGGAGAGACGTTTCTCCCAATGGAATGAGAACTATAGTTTGTATCGAGATAAGGTAAACATTAATAGATTAACACAACGTCAACCTGTTAATGTTCCTATTATTCGAGAGACAATTCAAAGTTGGATTTCCAAAATTGACGAAGCCCCTAAACTTAAATTCGAGACACGAGACAAAACAAGTAAAGATAAAGATGGAGAGATAATGTTTAATGCCATTTATGATTACTACTATGATAAATGTAAACTAGACATTCTTGATAACATCGAAAAGAAAAATGTTGGATTACAAGGTAGGGGTTTTAAAATTATTGGTATGTCAAAAGGAGAAATCTTTGTTGATATAATTGATGGTTATGATATTGAAATTGACCCACGTGTAAATCCACTTGATATTCAGACAGCAAACTATGTTATCCGAACCCACATCTTTCGTTCACTAAAAGAAATTCTTTCTAATGCCAAATATGATGCCGCAGGTAAAAAAGAACTTAAACAATTCCTTGATACAAAAGTAGGTATTCTAAAAGCAGCTACAGACGAACGTTCTTGGCAGGAAAGAAAGCAAAGATTAGAAAATCTTGGTGTTACTAACTTCGATGATTTCGGAGCAACAGATGTTGTTGTGGAATTAAACGAAGACTATAAGTTAGTATGGAATGAAGAAGAAAATCAATTTGTAAGACACCTTATTGTTATTGCAACTGACTCAGTTGTTCTATTAAACAAACCTCTCAAAGAAGCTATTGGTATTAAGAAAATTCCAATCGTTACTTGGGCTTCTGACCCAGATGCTATTGACTTCTGGTCAGATGGTATTGCCGACAATGTTAGAACATTCAACAAGATTACCAATATGTATATCTCTCAAGACCTTGAGAATAGAACATATCGTAACTTCGGAATGTATTTCTTCAACACCCTTAATGGAACATTCCAACCTAGAGCATTTGACCCAAAGCCATTTGGAATGTATGGTGTCCCTGGTAACCCAGCAGACCTAGTACAGCAAATTCGTATCGAACCTCTTAATGATGTTTCAGGACAGATTACTTGGTTAAAGAATTTAATTCAATCTTCTGTGGCACAAACACCACTTGAAAGAGGTGTAAAGGAAGCAGGAGAACAAACACTTGGACAAGTACAACTCTCACTACAGCAATCAAAGGGAATCAATCAAGTTGTTTCAAAGAACTATCGTTCAGCGTGGAAAGAACTGGGTTGCCTATTCTATGAATTACTGAAAGAGAACTCAAAAGGAACAATGAAACTCTACAAGAAAGGAAATGATGGCAACTACTACGGAAAAGAAATTACCCCACAAGATTGGATTGCACCATCAGGTTATGAGGTAGTTGTAAAAGTAGAAGCAGAAGCAAGTGCCGCAGATGACTTTGACCTAAAGAAGATTCAGTATGTTAAAAATGTATTTATAAACAATCCTGTAGCACAACAAATTGCTAACAAGAAAACACTTGAACTTCTTGATTGGTCTTCAGCAGAGGTTGATTCAGTTATGGCAGCAGAAAATCCACAGAACCCACCAATTAATCCAGAAGCACCATCTAAAGTAAATAACCCACAAGATTCTATTAAAAATACTAATGCCCTTCCTGGGAACATATAATGTTAGAAAAATTCTTAAAAAAACTTGGACTTAGTTCATACAACGAACTAAACGAAGAAGAAAAGAAAACCTATCAAGAATGGGAAACTGCTCTTAAGGGAAGAAAGATTACCGACAAAGATGTTGCAGAATTTCTTAGTATGGAATTAGATTTAGCAGTTTCACGTGTAACAGAAACAGATTTGAAGAAAGAAGATGAAATTTTTAGAAAAGTAGAAATCAGGATGATTAAGAAAATTCAAAACTTCTTACGGTCTCCTGCGGTCGAGAAGACTTTTGCAGAAAAGTCAATAGAACAATTAATGAATAAATAGGATGCAACTAAATAAAAAAGGAGGTTGTAAAAAATAATATGTCAAGAATTGTAGATGAAAAAGCATTAGAACCAACACCAGGACTTGTCCAAAAATACATAAATGATAAAATGGATAAGAAGAATTTTAAACCACAAAATATGAAGGGTTTCGATTCAAGTAAATGGGGAGGTGAAGCACCTATACCAATTCCTAAAAAGAAAGTTCCAGTTAAAATAAAACCGATGAAGTTTAAAATAAATAAGAAAGGTGTTCTTTCAAAAAAGAAATAGTTAATATGGATATGACTCCTTACCAAAAGTCAATTATTAATCACGCCTAACTTCCTTTTTAGGAAACGGCAAGAAAAAATATTGTATGGAAAACGATGCAAACTCTGTAGTTGATACAGATGAGAACGCAAATGCTAACTCTCAAGAAATCAACAAAGGAACGCAGGAGAATGATAACTCCACAAACACAACACAAGACAATGTCGGTCAAGTTGTTGATTACCAAAAAAAGTTTAGCGAAAGTTCTAAGGAAGCCCAACGTCTTTTCGAAGAAAACAAGCGTCTAAAAGAACAATTCGAGACTAAAGACAACACACAAAACACAGATAATTTCTATCCTGGTTTTGAGAACCTAGATGAAGAAGCTAAGAATAACCTAATTGCTTATACAAATACTGTTACGAAACGAGCCAAAGAGGAACTCTATAGAGACCCTGCTATTGCCTTCGCTAAGAAACAATACAACGAGCAAATCTGGGATTCTGCTTTTCAGAAAGCAGTTCAAGATTATCCAGAATTAGCAAATTCAAAAGATGAGTTCAAGAGCAAATATTATAATGTAAACAATGTTCCACAAAACATTGAATCTATATTAAAAGATGTTGCCAAGATTCACCTTTATGATAAAGCTAAAGAGATAGGTGCTAAAGAACAGACTGAAAAAGATAAACGTATTGATGGTGAACGTGCTACTGCTGGGAATAAAGATTCTCAAGCAAGACGTACCCTAGAAGATTGGACACGAATGGCAAGTGAAAATCCTGCTCAATTCGCTAAACTATCAAAGGAATACAATCAAGATTTATCTACAGGAAAGATTTAGACTTAAATTATTTGTGTCATTAATAAATTATAACTAATATTAAAAATAATGACTCAATTAATAACTCCAGTTATGGGTGCATTTACTCCAGTAAAGTACTCATTGAAACTTATAGAATTACTCTATAACGATTCCGTAACCCCCGTAGTTACGAACACAAAATACGAAGGACAAATCAAGGATTCTGGCGACAGAGTTCGTGTCCGAACAGCAGGAAAGATTACTCTTTCTGCCTACACCAAAGGTATGATTCTAGCTCCACAAGAGCTTACTCCAACCTACGAAGATTTAATTATTGATGAACAATGGTATTTCTTGTTTGGTGTTGACGATATTGACAAGATTCAGAATGATATAAACGCTATTACTGAATACGCTGCAAACACAAAGAACGATATTTCTGAAAAAATTGATACCGATGTTCTTGAATACATGGCACAGGGTGTTAACTATTCAAACATGATTGGTACAGCTTACGCTACAGGAGATGTTACCATTACTACAGGTACAGGTGCAGTAACAGGAAATGGAACTACATTTACCACAGCGATGGTAGGTGGAATCATGACTTGTGCTGGTTTAACATCTCCAACAAAATCTTACAGAGTTAAGTCAGTTGGTTCTGCTACAGCATTGGTTATCGAAGACCTTGATGGTTCAGGATATACAGGTGGTGCAGCCGCAGGTGGTTCAGCATATACTATTGCAGGTGCAACAGCTATTGCTCTTACCAAAGCTAACATCTACCAATACCTAGTAACTCTTTCTACTACTCTTAGTGCATCTCTTGCACCACGAGAAGGAAGATTTCTAGTTGCAAACTCAGCCTTGGAACGTATTCTACGTCAAGCTCCAGAGTTTATTCCAGCAGTTCAAACAGCTTACAGTGATGTAGTTGAGAAAGGATTGATTGGAACTATTGCAGGATTCAAAGTTATCTTTACCGAATTAGTACCAGGGAACGCAACAACAGGTTGGTGGTTTATCGCAGGTACGAAGGACTATTGTTCTTTCGCACAGCAAATCATGAAGACCGTAGTTATTCCAGCCGATACCGTTAACGATTCATTCGTTACTATGGTAAAAGGATTGGTAGTATGGGGAAAGAAAATCTTTGCAGGAAATCGTGCAAAGGGTGCCGTACTTAGGGGCACAATTGCGTGATTTTAGCCAAGTCTTGTTGACTTATTCTGCCCATTATGCTATAATGGGTAGGGTTAAGTAAATAAAATGATAAACAATAGATGTACAAAATGTGGGGCAATAAAGAGTAAAACAAAAGAACATATTTGTCGTACTTCAGTTTGGAATAAAGGAAAGAAAGGAGTTCAGGTTGCTTGGAATAAAGACAAAAAATCGTCTCAGAAAACAAAAGATAAATTAAGTGATACTAGAAAAAAAATGTTTAGTAATGGTAAGTTAAAAAAACTTATTGGCAGTTTAAATCCAATGTTTGGAAAAATACCACACAATAAAGGAATTAAAACTGGAATACCTTCTCCTAAAAAGGGAACTAAAGTTCCATTAGAAATTAGACTGAAAACTTCTGGAAAAAATCACTATAACTGGAAAGGCGGAATGTATTCATTAAATATGCTGATTCGTAAATGTTATGAATATAGACAGTGGGTTCAAGATATCTTTAAAAGAGATGATTATACTTGTCAAGAGTGCGGAAAACGAGGGGGTCAATTACAGGCACACCACATAAAACCATTTGCTTTGATAATAAAAGAAAATAAAATTACAACACTAGCCGAAGCATTACTATGTTATGAATTATGGGATTATGATAACGGGCAGACGCTATGTCTTGATTGTCATAAAAAAACTGATTCATATTTAAAAGGGATTATAAATTAATTTAAAAAACACAATGCAACTCACTACCATAAACATATTAAACTTAGCTAGAGCAAAACTATTAGAATCAACAACAGAAATTATTTCTGATGAGACAATTCTTATTTATGCTAATCTCTCCTATCAAGACATAATCAAGAGAGTATTTACAAATGATAAGATACTTTCTGCTACAGTTACATTTACAAATGGTGTAGGAACACTTCCAGCACTCTTTGGAACACTTTATGGTTCTGCACAAGATACTGGAACACAAACATTTGAAGAAGTTTCCATAGAAGATTTTGATAACAAGATTGCCGAGAGAATGGTTACGATTGAGGGTGGAACTATTAAAGCATATCCTACTACAACTACATCTCTCGCCATTAAATATTATCCAGTTTTTGCCACACTAACATCAGGAGTTAATCCAAGTATTAATGAATATTTCCATGAGTGTATTGTTTACGGAATATTAGACCGTGCGTTTGAAGACCTTCAGGACGCTTCTCTCTCTGCTTATTATCACGCTAAGTACGAAGGAATGATTAATCAGAAAACAGCAATTCAAAGTAACTACGAAGAAAATAATGTAAAAGGAGGGACAATGTTTAATTATCAACAATTAATTTAATTTATATTAAATGCCCTACAAGCAGGAAAAATTTTCGATTATCCAGGACAACATGGTCAACGCCATCGACATAGATGATGGTCGTGGAAGAAGTGTTCCTGTTAATATGAATTTTATTGAGAACGGGTATCTAACAAAAGATACAGGTTTTTCTCTTTCGGGTGCAACAGAAACCACAGAGATACATTCAACCTTTAACTACAAGAAGAAAGACGGAACATCTTATTTTATTCGTGCAAAAGGAACTAAATTACAGAAGTTTAATACCACTTCTCTCTTGTGGGAAGATACTACCAAGACTATTACAGCAGGAGCAAAATTCGCCTATGTAGTTTATAACAACACCCTTTATTGTTCTAATGCAGTTGATACTGCCTTCACTTGGGATGGAACAACCTTTACAGATGTTGCAGGGATACCTAAGGGAAACATAATGGAAGTGTTTGAGAGTAGATTATATGTTTCAGGTGTTACTGCAGAACCACTTACCATCTACTATTCTAAGGCAGCAGATTTTACAAACTTTACTGTGTCAGCAACAGAAGGAGGTCTATTCCAATTACTTGGTGTAGACAAGGTAATGTCCTTAAAGAACTACTATGGTTTCTTACTTTGTTTTAAACAAAATTCTATTTGGAAAGTTACGCTTGTAGAAGTTACCACAGGAGTATTCGTTCCGAAACAAGAACTACAATCTAACAACTATGGTGCTTGTTCAAGAAATGCCGTTACTTGGGTGGAGAATGATTTATGGTTCTTTACAGGAACAGAGGTAAGAGCATTTGGATTTAAAGACCAACAAACAGGAGTTCTAGGAATTAACACATCAGTTCTTTCGGAGTCCATTAAGGAAACATTATTAAATATTCCTATTGGAAATTTTCCATACATAAACTGTTTTTATAACAATCGTAGATTTTACCTTTCGATAGGACTTACGTCAGCAACACCAACATTGAATGATACCTTATTCGTATGTCATACACTCTACACTAACTCCTGGACTAAATACATCGGGAGAGATAAATCAAAGACATCAGAAATGATTGCCATTGACAAAACTATTTATTCCGTCAAAAACATAACACCATTTGTTATGCTTAAATGGGATGATACCTTACTGGCAGATAATGGCGTGGCAATAAGTTCCGTAGTTACTTTTAAGAAAATAGAAGACAAAGATTTCAATCTACTTAACATATACCGTTATCTTGATTTAATGTTTAAGAACTTACAGGCAAGAATGACAGTTACCATTTACCAAGACAAAAGTGATATAAGAAGTTCACAAGGAAAGATATTCTATATTGGACTAGGAACAGAAGATGAATTAGCAACTGTTGGAGAGGTGGACTACGGAGAGAACTTAGTGGCAGATGGTTTCGGACAATCACCCAAATCAGCACCCTTTATTAAGAGACGTATTTCATTCCTTTCAAAAGCACAGTCCTTAACAATATCATTATCAAATGCAGGATTAACAGATGCCTTTACGATAGTGCAGTTTGCAGTTATGGGTATGAAACAAGAGAAAGCAACATTTGACCCCGCAGGAATAGTATCGGTGAAATAGACCTTGACAAATCATTAAAAATGTAGTATAATACAAATCAATGAGCAAAACCTTACAAAATTTTTACAAATCAACATTATCTCTCGATTGGAGCGTGGGAACGGGTACTTTTTATGTTACAACCAAACCTACCATTACAGATGGTTGGCTTGTTATTTCTCCAAATAATAGTGCCTTAAGAGAAATAGTAAGATACACATCTACAGGAACAGATGCTAATGGAGACTATGTTGGTGTTACAGTTCGTGGTGTAGGTGGAACTACAGAACAAACTCATACAGTTGGCGAACCTATCCGTATGAACATTACTGCTGAATACTGGAATGAAATGAATACTGATATTGCTAATATTGTTGCTGCTGGTGTTCCTAATGCTAATACAACTACTATGGGAGGTGTAGAAATTGCTACTCTTGCTGAAGCATTAGCAGACACAGATACGGGAGGAACTGGAGCATCGTTAGTTGCCCTACCTAGTTCAATAACTGCTAAAATAAAAGCATATAGAAAATTTGGTGGAACAGGGGCAGATGGAGCATTAACAATTACATCAGGAACTACTATTGTTGACTGTGCAAATGCAAAAATTAAAATATTAAACTATACAACACTTTCAATTACTGGAACAGGGAAACTTGCTTTTTCAAATCCTCACGCAAGTGGGACTATTGTTGTTATTAGATGCACTGGAAACGCAACCCTAACTTCATCTTCAGTACCAATGATAGATGCTTCTAATATGGGAGCTGCTGGTGGTGGTTTAGATATAGATGGTACTAATGGTATATCAGAAAGTAATATTAGAACAAATTTTGGGGTAAAAGGTTCTACTCAAACTGGTGGAGCTGTTGGTTCATTATTAACTACCCCTATAGGAGATTCAACAACACTACCCACACAACTTTATTCAAAATATCCCAAACAGTTTATTGGAGCTGGGGGTGGCGGTGGTAAAAAGTCGGTTTATAACACTCAACCAGATTCATACACTGGAAATAATAATGGTGGTAATGGAGGTGGATGTTTAATTATTGAAATTGCTGGAGCTATTAATTTTACTACAACTAATGGTATTTCTGTTGCTGGTAGTAAAGGAGGAACGGTTTTAACTGCTACTGGGGGTTCAAACTTTGCATTTGGAGGAGGAGGTGGAGGAGGTGGAGGTTCGTGTTTTATTTTCTACAACACTCTTACTGCTTTTTCAGGTACTGTTAATGTTGCTGGTGGAGTAGGAGGTGGACTTTATACATCACAGGTTGGTACTTGGAATGGGATTGGTGGTGGTGGTGGAGGTTCTGCTACTAATGCTGGTGCTAATGGTACATCTGGAAATACTCCACAAGGATTAAAAACTGGTGGAGATGGTGGTGCAGGATTAGAGGTTCATGGTCTTAACTTAGAATATTTTTAATTTATGCTTACATTACAAAATTTTTACAAAACAACAATCACACGAAACTGGTCTGCCACAACTGGAGACTTTAATGTTGGAACTAAACCAACAGTCTATCCAGGATATTTAGTAGTATCACCCAACAACGCAACACTCCGAGAAATAATTTACTATACAGCAGTAGGAACAAACTCTTATGGAGATTTTGTTACAGTTGCAAACGTAGCAGATAGAGGGATAGGTGGAACATCAGCACAAACACATACTATCGGAGAAACAGTAAGAATGAATATCACAGCAGAACATTATGCAGCAGTCCCACAGATTTACACAGGAACAGCAGCCCCAGCAACTACACCTACTAAGAAGGGTGATATGTTCATCGACAGCACAAATCATAAAGTATATATATCAGATGGAACTACTAATAGTGGAAACTGGGTCTTATTAAACTAATAAATAATTATGGCAGCACCAAAAACAAAAGCACAAATAAAAGTAATACAAACAAATCTTAATAAACAGGGAGCTAATTTGAAAGTAGATGGAATAATGGGTGCTAAAACAAATGCTGCCATAGCAAAATACTCAGGTTCAGGAGGTGGAGGTTCTTCTGGAACATCTTCTTCTGCAAAAGTATCTACACCAGTAAAATCCACTACACAGGCATCGAGTTATTCTAAAACTGCGGTAGCAAAAAATAATGCTTCTATAAAACCTTCTACTATTTCTAAGGGAACAATTTCTAATAAAAAAACCACAAGTTCTCCATTTAGTCAACTAGGTAATTTTATTTCAGATGCAATAAATAATGTATCTAAAATAGTCTCAAAACAAGCACCTGCTTCTGCGGTGGCGGCTTATGATGGTTATCAAATTAACCCCGATGGAAACTATAAACCAAATCCTAATATTAAACCAGAAACACCTTTTCAAATTATCGGTGGTGGTGTTAAGAATTTTCCAACTAATGTAAAGAATTTAGTAACTACCCCCGTTGTAAATGTTGACAAATATTCTACTCCTACCAAAACACCCGACCCTACAGCATTAACTCCAGGACAATTCGGTGGAGATATTACACCACCAGTTCCAACACCAACTGATACAACTTCTGGTGGAGGAACTTCTACTACGAAAGAAACTCAAGTAGCACCCGATGGAACAACTACTACAATAACAACCCCAGAAAGAACTCTTTCACAGACAATGGCAGAATCTGCTGGAACAACCTCTGACCCTAACTCAATCAATAATGCCAACAATGCTATTCTTGGCATAAACTCTGATGCTAAATCTTTACAGGGACAAGGAAGTGCATGGTCTTATGATAATGGGCAAACACTAATCAATAATCGGGTAGGAAGTTGGACAGATAATATTGCAAAGAATTTTAATTCTATTCAAGCATTTGATAGTGCTTATGCTACAAATCCTCAATTCAAAGCAAATGTAGATGGATTAAGTAAGTTAGGTATTACACCTGATGCAGTTAAATCAAAAATTCAATCTTCTACAACTATGCCCACAAATGGTATTTTACCTTCACAAACAACACAAGATTATCTTGCAAATCTTGCAGGAGTTCCTAAGATTAATACAGGTGATAAAACACAAGATAGTTTACTAACAGAGGAAGCACTTATGACACAAGGTTGGACTAAACAACAAATTACTACCTACTTAGGAGATAGTAAAACAGTTGGTATTCTTGAACAAGATAAGATAGACGCACAGAAACAAATCGATACCCTCACTGAAAGAGAAGAAGCTAAAGAAGCATCTGTAAGAGAAAAGGCACAATACATGATAGATAAGGCAACAGCAGAATGGGAAAAGGCAGATGCTGAAGCAGAAATAAATCGTATTAATGGAAAGAACTCACTTGTTGGATTACTTGCTAGTTTGGGAGCATTAGATACATCTTCTGCAGCAGGGGGTGCTATCACTGACCTCGACCAGAAATATCAAGCCAAAAGACAAGACCTACGAACATCCTATAACTTGGGTGTAAGAGAAATTCAAATGGATATGAACGATAAGATTAACACACTTGATGAAAACTTAAACGATAATATTATAAAGATTAATTCTGATTTGAGTAAGAGTGATAGAGAGATTAATATGGAGATAATGAAACTCACATATCAAACAAACAAAGATATGTTGGGTTATAAGAATGAAGCATATAAGGCATTACAGGCAAGAAGGGATAAAGCAGAAGCTAAAGCAAAAGAAAGCACGATGGACTACTATGAACAATTCTTTACTGTTTCAGGTGCAAAAACATTCGCAGGGCTACCAGCAGAATTTAAAAATATTTGGAAAGCAAATTCTGGTTCTTGGTTGACTCCTGCTTATAAAGGACAGATTACGGGAGAACAGGTTAATAAATCTTTCAATCAATATAACATTGACCAAGGATTGATAGATGCTCCAGCAGAACCAATGATTCCGATGTTAGGTCCAGATGGAATACAATACAGTGTTCCACAAAGTCAAGTAAATGCTTTTATTCAAGATGGAGGCAAGAAATTATAAAACATGGCTACAAAATTTGACCCAACAAAATACGGAGCAATTCCTGTAACGTCAAATACGCCACCTATCTTTAATCCAGAAAAATACGGAGCTGTTAGAACTACTCCATTACCTAAAGAACACACTTTTAAAGAAAAGGCTAAATCTTGGTTAAAAGAATTTCCTAAAGCATTAGGAACAGTTGCTACACAACCATTTAAACATCCTATAGATACAACTATGGCAGTTACTGCTGGGTTAGGTGATATAGGTGCTGCTATGGCAAATACAGTTCTTAAACTAAGTGATTTAATTCCTTCTCCAGTTAAAAATGCACCAAGAAAAAAAGGACTACAATTAGATTATCTCTCAAAAGCACTTGCAGATTCAAAACCCGAAAATCAACAAGATATTTCTACTGCTTTATCAGCAGGTAGTAAAATGTGGGGAGAATATGCACTTGGTGAAAAGTTGGTAGGTAATCTAGGAGTTAAAAATAAAATAGCACAAGGAGTTTTAGGTAATGTGGCTGGAGGACAATTAGCAGCAGACCCTAACTCAACACTTAAAGAAAGAGGTAGTCAAGCATTATTTGATTCTGTTTTTGGATTAGTTACAGAGGGAATTGGACCACTTCGTAAAACAATATTTGGTAAAAAAGCACCTGTTGTTGAAGCACCTAAACCAAAACTAACCCCAGAAGAATATGCTAAAGAACAAGGTTATGAACCAATAGTTCCTGATAGTGAATTACCTACAATTAAAATGGGTAGAACACCTAAGGGAGAACCAACAGTTAAATATGGAAGTAAGCCAAATGTATATGACAATGGGCAACCTCAAACTACCGTAGATTCCGTCTTACAGGATAAGGGTAATTTTGGAGCACCCTCCGTAAAAACGACTCCTAGGTTCGATTCACAGGGGTTTAGACCTGTAGACCCAAATGAAGTATTACCTAATGGTTTTACAACTAAAATGAATCAAACTACAGGTGAAACACTAACTAATGCACCCTTTAAAGAAGTTCCCAAATCAAAAACTATAAATCAACCTAAACTTTTTGAGGAAGCAATACAAACAGCAACACCTAAATTTAAAGAAGATGTAGTTAAACTATCTAAAAAACTAGATGATATTCCAGGATTTACACCTGCACAAAAGGTAAAAGAAGCAGCAGCATTTCAGGTCCACGTAGATAACGGAGATTTTGAACATATAATTAAAGTAGCACAAGGAGTAGCTAAAGATGAAAATATGTCTGCTCAAACTGCATTTAAACTTGGAGAAGAATATTTTGATATTAAACAAGATTGGAAAAGTTTATTAGAGATATCTAAAGCAAGAAATACCTATTCATCACCAGGAAGTCAGCTTTCAATGTTGAATCAAGGAGAGGGGTCTGGTGGTACTGCTGGAGTATTAGTTAAGGCACAAAATATATTAGAACAAAAATTAGTTAGAGCTGGAATAAATTTGGAAAAAGAAATTGATACATATTATGACGTTGCCTACAAACAACTTAAACAAGGGAAAGATGTAAACCAAGTTATTAATGATTTAGTCGATTTTTTAACCTGTAAATAATTATGGCAAACACAAACACTTGCATACCTAGAGAAATAGCAAATAAACTTAAACAACAATTTAAGGCTAAAAAACCCCTAACCCCCAACGAACTTAAACAGAAGATTACTGACCTTGTTAAAGAAAAGTATAGTGTAAATTTATCTCCCGTTGATGCTGAACAAATAGTTAAACTAAATGGAGTATTAAGAACAGCAAAAGAAAAACTTGGAGATAATATCGGTAGTCTTGACCACGAAAAAGAAATGATTGACTACTTCACTGCCGAGAATAAGATGAATGAGTATCTAAAATCATTAGACCCATCATCTTCTTTAGATGTTGCAACAGGAACAATAGGTAGAGGTGTAATGCTTACATCAGTTAAATCACCATTAATTAACATTGGAAGTAATACCGAAAACTCTATTATTGAAGCATTTACAAGACGTGTTTCTACGGGACAATTTAAAATTACTGGAACAGATTTAGCGAAAAAATACGTAAAGATGGCAACAAATGTTTATCAGAAAACAGGTGTTGACCTTTCTCGTATGTTGGACATAGGAGATACTGGTATCGGGGGACAACGTGTTCTCGGTCCAGATACAGTTAGTGCTGTTGGAACAGGAGCAGTAAAAAAGATAGGTAGATTCTTTGAAGATAAGATTTTTAAACAACTTATGGGTGCACCTGACAACGTAACAGCCTCTATTAACTTTGCTGATAGTGCTATGTTGGGGGCAACAAAAGCTGCGAAAGGAAACACTAAAATAGCAGAAGGTTATTTGAAAGATGCTATGTTATTAAATCCGAAAACCGAGATAGGTAAAACAGTAAGAGCACAAGCTGTTCTCGATTCTCAGATTTCAACCTATACCCAAAGAACTACAATTTCTGCTATATCAGAAGGTATAAGAAATATTTTAAATAAAATTCCAGGGAGACCTGGAAACTGGGTAATGCCATTCGTCAAAACACCTGCAAATATAATTTCAACGGGACTTGACTATGCAGGTGGAGGTATCTTTAAAGGATTGTATCAAACATTAAAGGGTATATCGAATGGAACTTTAAAAGACCCAGAAACTATAAGGAAATTGGCTCAAGGTTTTACTAGGGGTGGTATTGGGATAGTTGCCGCACTGGGCATAGCACAGTTATTTAATGATGACGATTTCGTTGGTGCGTATGACCCAAAAAGAAATCAAATAGAACAACTTAAAAACTCAAACTACAATGCAGTTCGTATTGGAGATAGGTGGGTATCAACCGAATGGTTTGGTCCTCTTGCCATACCACTTACTGCTATGTTGTATGCTAAGAAGGGTAAGGATTATATTCAAAAAATGCAAGGATATGCAAAGGGTTTTGTTTCTGCTATTGGAGAAATGCCAGGAGCACAAGTTTTTAGTGATACTTTAAAAAATATGCAATATGCAACTGATGCAACCCCTGGAGATATTTCTACCTCAGCAGGGAGGGCTTCTATGGAGTCTATAGCAAGTAGATTAATTCCTGGAATAGTAACAGACCTTTCTAAGGCGGTAGACCCGTACCAAAGAGAAACCAAAGGAGGAATATTTGATACAATAATTAACAAGACACCTGGAAAGTTTACCCTTCCTATTAAAGAAAATCTGTTAGGAGAACAATTAAAAAGAGAGTCAGTATTAGAAACTATTCTATTTGGTTCAAGAGTTAAAAAAGAAAATGCTTCTACTATTGTAAAAGAAGTTGACAGAGTTACTTCAGCACTTGACAAAGGTTCTACATTTACAGACTGGATGATAACAAGTAGTAAGGAAATCACTCAATTCAAAGAAAAGATTGGAGAAGAAAAATTCAAAGAAGCTAGAACACTTTATGGGCAAGAGTTAAATAAACAACTTACTTCATTGTTCAAAAATCCTAGATACCAAAAAATGTCCGATGAGGATAAACTAACACAAATCAATTCTCAAGATGCACAGGCAAAAGACTTGGTATTTAGGAAGTATAGATTTGTCTATAGACAACAGAAAACCAAGAAACAACCTAAACTATAATTAACTTGACAAATTACTAAAATAATGCTATACTAACAACTAATATAATGGAAAAACCTAAAGAAAACAAAATAGACCTAACAATCGCTCGACAAAACTTTCAAATGCAAAAGAAGGGGATGGAAGACATCTCATCTTCTGTTAAGGAGGTTTCTAAATCTGTTAGCGAACTAGCAACAAAACTTGACCCACAAGAAATAGGTGATGGTAAGACTTTTATTGTCAAGGGGTTGAAGGGAGATAAGGGAGACAAGGGAGAACAAGGTGTCAAGGGTGATAAAGGAGATAAGGGTGATTCTATTAAAGGTGACAGGGGAGAACAAGGCATACAAGGAATACAGGGAGTAAAAGGAATACAGGGTATTAAGGGAGAAAAAGGAGATAAAGGAGATTCTATTAAGGGTGACAAGGGGGATAAGGGAGATACTGGTAAAGACGGTAAAGACCTATCACAAGAAACTATTAAAAAACTAGAGAAGGTCTTGACAAAAAAAGACTCTCCTCTTTGGACAGTCGTAGGAGGTACGGGTGGAATAAAAGAAGTAACACACGATACCACACTTACGGGTGATGGCACACTAGAAAGTCCACTTCACGCAGTTGGCGATGGCACTGGTGATATGCTCAAAGCCACCTATGACCCTGCCAACGGAGCAAGACAGGTGGCATTTGCTGACCAAGCATATACTCTTCCTACTGCCTCCGTTTCTGTATTAGGTGGAGTAAAAGTAGGCACAGGACTTTCTATAGATGTAAATGGAGTTCTAAGTCAATCCGCAGGTCTAGGCGACTGGTCTTTCAACGGCAACACCATCGGTGTCAAAAAAACTCTCGGCTCTATAGACAACTACGATATAGGGTTTATTACAAATAACACAGAGAGATTGACGATATTAAAGAATGGGAATGTGGGGATTGGGACGAC